CTGACCCCTTGTTGCCAGAATGTGTTTTGTTTTGGATGCATTTGCCAGAGTCTGAGTCGCAATACTTCCTGCCCGCTGTGTCGTGCGCGCATTCACAATGTGAAAGAACTGAATGTGATTGGAGAGGAAAGCACTGCAGCACCGGCACCTCCTCCACCCCCCAAGAAATATAAAAACGATGCGCTTGTTAGTTTTCTGACGGAACATCCCTCTTCCAAGGTCTTAATGTTTAGCGGATATGATGCGACCTTTACTTCCTTGCAACAAGTGCTACGAACCGCGGATATTTCCCATGCGGTGGTACATGGAAGTAACGCACACATCAATAAACTGCTAAAGGATTTTGAAGCGGGAAAGTATCGTGTGCTGTTTTTGAATGCTCATAATATGGGCGCTGGACTGAATATCAGTGCAGCGTCACATGTTGTATTGTACCATCGCATGAGTGCAGCGGTGGAACATCAAATTGTTGGAAGGGCATACCGATTAGGACGTACGGCTCCTTTGGATGTAGTTCATCTACTTCATTCGAATGAGATTGATACAGGGCGATCGGATATCTTGACGCATTCTTAATGCTTGCGAGAACGATTGCGATGATTGCGACGAGTGGAACGGCGGTTGCGACGGTTGCGACGGGTGGAACGACGGCGCCCGCCATCCATGTTAATGGGAGCCGCTTCTGGAACAGAAAACTGTGCATTATTTGCATCAAAACACATTGTACCTCCAATTGCAAAACATGCCTGTCCATTTTGCAAATATACAAATTGTAAATCGATTCCTTCTGGGTGGAATTCATCTACAATGTGATATATTGTACCAGGATTAAGGTTATTTGCATTTACGTGTGCCATGTTTGTTTCTACTTATCCCAAACATTTTTTACACCAACGCAGGAACTTTAGGAATGTGCAAGGATTGGAGCAACCGCATGAAGCGTGGCACATCGGGTGATTTTACGCGGGAGGGGAGTTCTGCCCGCCATATCTCACTTGCTTCCCATGGCAGTTTTTCACTCTTTTTATTGCACCAGAGCATCAGCAAATTGGCAGTCCAAACCGTGGAATCAAATCCATCATCCGATAGTTTATTTTCCACCAAGAGATCGCGCATTTCACACAAGTACCGAAACTGATTATAGAGCATTGATTGCTTTGCAAGCACTGCCGTATAATCCATTTCCTCATCCTTCCACCGAGCGGATTCGGTGGGTATTCCATGATAGCCGAACAAGATCTGGTTGACTCCTTGCAGTTTGGCTTGATAGGTCAAGGGGAAGAGCGTCCAATGTTGAAAGAAGAAAGTGTAGTAATCCAGGCGATCACTTGCCACCAAGGTTTTGAAACAATCACGGTACATTTGATAGGCTCGTTTGGGAACACTAATATGCCGTACTAACCATTTGGGAAGGGATTCATGCAAATGTAAGCCTGCCAAATTGAGATCATTGTTGGTAAGAGGAATTTCAGCAAGCATATCCAGCTGTCCGCGCAATAACTGCCCGACAGCTGTTTTAATCGTTTCTGCCCGTCGAATCCGATTCGTACTAAGTGCATGCGATTCCACAAAGGAATTTAAAATAGTTTGTTTCAAGTCTTCTACCGTTACCTTTCCCTCTTCAAGGGAGGTGCGCACTTCGCGTGTGGTTTGCAAGATTTTACGAAGATCTCCACAATGAATTTCTAATAAGACTTGAGATAGGGATAAGATTGTAGCATCCGTCACAGCAGTACTAAACTGAGTTCGCAGTAAGGAGGAAATATCTTCTTTGGTAGGAGCCATAACAGCATACGCAACACATAATTTCATAAAGGGTTGAAATTTTTTCTCCATCCATTCATTTGAAATGCATATAATGGCGTTATCTCCGCGATACTCTTTCAATAACTTGATTAATTCAGTCATGCCTCCTTTATCACCGACGGACATTCCATCAATTTCATCGAGTACAATACCGAGATTGCGTGGTCCTTCAGGGCGAAAGAAGTCACTCACATTGCGACTGTTTAATAATGGCAGTAAGGATTCTTCCACAGCAGCACGATGACGATGTTGGGAGGCATTCCATTCGACCACACGGTATCCAGCGGTTTCCAATGCAGCATGTGCTAGAGTCGTTTTTCCAATACCTGGAGCACCATAGAGAAATAATCCACTGGTACGTCGCTCTCGTGGAGTCTTTGCCCACTCTACAATCTTGCTGAAAAGACTACTATGAAGGGACATGATTGTACTTTCATAGAAGATATAGTTTAGATCTTAAAACATTACTCAGGACAGATGGTTGACCATGTAAGACCGTATTGTGCAGCACTTTGGCATAAATCGGTAGGAGGTTTACGCTTATCAATAGGAAAATAGTATTTGGGATCTGATTGATGAGAGGGATTCATGGGATCTGCTTTTTGTAAAAATCCGTTAGCACTTACACCGACATAATCCATACATTTGGCAATTCCATTTGCGGAACCAGAATCAACAATCTTTAAAAAATCAGGGCAAGGAGTGGTGTAAGGAGGCCAGGTACCTGTTTGAGACGGAAGTTGAAACCATTTTACATAGTAATAAAATAGTGCAATCACAGCTCCAAGAAATACAAGAACAGATGCAATTTGATAATTTAGCTTATATAAGACATATCCAATTCCAAGAGAGGCAAGAAGACCGAGCGCCCAATAGATATAGGCGCCATATGATTGAACGGTGGAGTAAATACCGGAGCCGGTAACAGGTGTTCCTGCTGTAGGTGTTGCTGATTTATTCATTCTACTATTAGTATGTATATTTTATATACTGTAAATAATTAAACTAAGCCGTATCCTAAGGATACGGCTTAGTTTAATTCTTTCGGAACCGTAGTATTATTTTAATACTTGGCGGTACACTCTAAAAATTTATTTAGTTGATGCGAACAAGACCGCCAGAAACACCATTGACCTGCCCAACGCTGACATAGCCAACATAGTAGAGACCACCGGTATCCGTACCAACACCCTGTCCCGTCTGGGAAGCACCCGTAGGGACCAGCTGCACCTTGCGGAAAATGGAGGAAACCGCGCCAGTACCGGCATCAGGAGTAGGCTTGTAGACAAGCTTTCCCATGTCACGGAAGACACCCGTTCCGACTACCTGAAGACTTGATCGAACTCCAGCAGTGTTAGTTGTTAGCCATGGTGCCAGGGTAGAGCAATCGGACAGAAAGATAGAACTGACCATATCTTTGCCGTTGGTGAAGAGAGTGTTTGTCTGACGAATGTAGCTGTGCACGGAGGACATTTCTTTTATGTTAGGGGGTGCGAAAATAATTTTTTAAAGATCAGGAAGATCAGAGAGATGGAATCCAACGGACGAATATCCTGGGAGGAACGCAGATCAGCGCCTGGAGACTCCCCCTTGCCCGGTTTTAGCTATCCTACCACCGGAGCGGCGAGCGCCGGAACGGATGCCATCCGCGGCAATCTTATGGCGACCCCCCTCAACACCGCCTTCTTTTCACCGGAGAATGTGCAGATCATCCAAAACCGGATCCGCTACCAAGTCTGGGAAAAAACCAAGCATACAATCGATCCCCAATCCTCGGACGATCTCCTCATTGTTATGCGCTCCATGTATTATCAATATGGAAAGAATCGCCCGGATCATATTAAAGAACAGATTGAAGAGCTCAACAAAATTGTGGCAGATTGGTCTCTCAGCAAGATCATACCGGAGATTGACATGTATCTCTATTATCGAAAGGATGTAAGCAAACTTCCTGTTCCATTGGAACTTCCTATGCTATTAAACACTGCCGGAACCCGCTCCCTTCCCTTTCCTAAATTCTTTTAAAAAATTGACAAATATCTTATATTATACACTATAGTTTATAATACAAGATGGATGAATTAACAAATACGCTATCAGCTCTTGCAATCAGCACAAAAACACCCCTTCAACGATGTGTGGAGGCATTGATTGCAGAGATTGCCAAATCATCTCCTACAAAGGATCAAGCGCAAACTCTCATTCGTGAGATAACTACAACGCTTACAGATGCATTTTGCAAGGAACCAGTTTCCCCTACAGTTTCCCCCACTCTTAGCATTAGTTCTACAGAACCTACTGCAGCCATCCTTTGCAAACCAGAGGAAGGCAGCAGCAGCCTTCCTATCAGTGAAGCTGCGATTGTCTCACCCACTCTGAGTATAATTCCTGCAGAACCTACTGCTGCCTCCACTCTTAGCATAGTTCCAGCAGTTCCTCCCAAGAAAAGCCGTGGAGGAGCCTCTCTCAAGAAAGGAGTTATTTATGAAGATACAATTCGTACCCTTCTTGGTTGCTGTACATATAATAACGGTACAATTAATGTACGAGAAAAAACGGGCGGTGCTGGTCATGGACAAGATATACAATTTACTGTAACGGTGAATGTAGAATGCAAAGATAAAGGCGCCTTTGAAGGCGGTGGAAAAACATACAAACATATTGAAAATAAATTAGTTATGTCTGAGGATTGTCTTCATAAAACACTCCTTGAGGACTATATTCCCTTTGAAGGGCGTATCCCATCCTTTGTAACGGGAAATAAAGAGGATCCACTTGATACCAAAATTAAAGTATGGGAAACTGAAAAACATTTATTCAAAGATGAATACAAAGATGTTTCTAAGACAGCGGTTGCAGATTACTACAAATCCAAAGGAATTCATTACATTCAAGTAGAAGGAAAAGGATTATATACAACAGGACACGATATTCTTGAATTGGGAGCCCCCCTCTTCACATGTGTCACCAAGCTTCGCATTCGCTGCAAGCGTCATGGATCTTCCACACTGCCAGGAAGTGTACAAGCTGCATTAATCTACATGAAATCCTCTCTAATACCCTCTCCTGTGGATCTTCAAAAAATACTCCCCTCCAAGTTCAAACGGAAGGAAGAATAATTAATTCAGATGATTTTTTACTTTTATTCATTCCATACGACCAAGATACTTCCATAAAGCGACATCCAGCATACAAAGTGCGAATATAGTCACAATCATTATAACTAAGAATCCAGTCTGACCGTGCCAGTAACGCAGTTGCAAAGGCAGCATGATCAAATCCTTCGTGCATGTCACCATCCTTTCCATATAGATAGGTTTCAATATAGTAGGGCGGATCTGCATACACAAAGGTATCGGCACTAGGCGGATGTAAGGCAAGAAAGGCAACTGCATCTAGATTTGTTAAATGAACCTTGGATAAATCGACAGATCGCATGGTAAGAAGCGAGGACTCGGTTAAACGACCTATTGCCGCTTGTTTCGAGTACCCACCGCAAAAGGTAGATCCACTGAAGGAACATCGATTAATAATGTAATAATCACGTGCCATTTCTGTACTTGTTAAGATACCACTTCGTAATTCAAGAAATTTTTCTTTGCTGACTGGCATTTGCTCTTTGACACGATCGGCTAAGACAACTGCATCTTCTTGTGCTGTTTTCCAAAAGATGTACAAGGGATGAAAGAGATCATTTCCATATACAGTACATCCTTTTCCAGCCATAGAGAGTTCAAAGCTTCCTCCTCCTAGAAATGGAGAGAGTAAAATCGTTCTTCCTGGAAAATGTTTTTCTGCAATATCTTGAAGAATTTTGATGGCACGTGTCTTTCCACCAGGATAACGTAAGAGAGATTTGAACGACATAGTTATAAAAAGAAGAACCAGCAAGTTTAAGCATCATTTTTTAAAGAAGGTTCTTTCTCAGTAAAGGGATTGCGAATGGTTGGAAAGAACCCATTGTGATTATAAATCACTGGATTTGCTCCACAGTGTATTAAAAGAGCACTCATGCGAGGATCACCTGTCTGTTCCATGTACCAGCAGGCATAATGAAGAGGTGTATTTCCATAATCATCTTGGAAATTCAGAATCAGTTCTTTATGAG